GGCCCTGAAATTGTCTTTGAGGCTGATGAAGAGCTTTTAGAGGCCATCAGCGACGCCAAGGTTATCCCGATTAATGGCAAGAAGCGGGTACACTAATGGACGCCGTTAACAGCCCCCCGCATTACAATCAGTCTGGCATCGAATGCATCGAAGCAATCCGTGCTGCCCTGGGTGACGAAGGCTTCAAAAAGTACTGCCAAGGCAACGCCATAAAATACTTGTGGCGCTACGAATACAAAGGTGGCGTTCAGGATTTGGACAAAGCCGTTTGGTATATTCATCGCCTGCGTCGTGAGTTTCTCAACGAAGATATTAAGCTTGAAGAGGAGTAGCGCCTTGACCCCTGGATATGAATATTTTGATGAAGGAAACGTATCACTGCGTGACCCTAACACCTATCTGGGCAAAAGCCCTCTTGATATGGTGGAACACTTTGCTCGTACCTATCAGCAAAGCATGAAGCATGCCTGGGTAAAAGGCAGCAATAAAGACCTTCTGCGTACTGTCCTGATTAAGGAAGAATATGCCGAAGTTCTTTCAGCTACCAGCGCCCCAGAGATGCTCAAAGAATTAGCCGACCTTGTTTATGTGACCTTCGGATTTGCCGCCACTTTTGGCTGGGATCTGGACGAAGCTGTGCGCCGTGTACACGCCTCGAACATGAGCAAGTTGGGTGAAGACGGTCAGCCCATCTACCGTGAGGATGGCAAGGTTTTAAAGGGACCAAATTATGAAGAACCAAATCTAACAGACCTCGTTTAGGGAGCAGAAATGAACAATTATTTACCAACCGACTATCAGGCATTCATTCACACAAGCCGCTACGCCCGCTGGCTTGAAGAGCAGGGACGCCGTGAAACCTGGGATGAAACTGTACATCGTTACATGAAGAATATCGTGTACCGTGTAACTTCCTCATTCGTAGAAACTGCAGATAACTTTGATTACGGTGCTGTGGAGCGTGAACTGCGTGATGCAATACTTGGATTAGAAGTGATGCCCTCTATGCGCTCTATGATGACTGCAGGAACCGCTGCAGAGCGTGACAACACTTGTATGTACAATTGTTCTTACCTGGTCATCGATGACATGAAGGCTTTTGATGAAGCTATGTTTATCTTGCTGTGTGGGACAGGCGTAGGCTTTAGCTGTGAGCGCCAGTACATCAAGCATCTACCTGAAGTACCTGAGACCTTATTTGATAGTGAAACAACTATCATGGTAAAGGACAGCAAAGAAGGCTGGGCAAAAGCATACCGCCTACTTATCTCCATGCTGTTTGCAGGTGAAATTCCTAAATGGGATGTGAGCAATGTACGCCCTGCAGGCGCACGTCTGAAGACATTCGGTGGACGGGCAAGTGGCCCAGCGCCTTTGGTAGACTTGTTCAACTTCACAATTGATACATTCAAGCAGGCTACAGGCCGTAAGCTTTCCAGCTACGAGTGCCACAGCATTATGTGCAAGATCGGTGAAGTCGTAGTTGTAGGCGGTGTACGACGTTCCGCTATGATCTCATTATCCAATCTTTCAGACGACCGTATGCGCCATGCGAAGTCAGGCGAGTGGTGGAAAACTGCACCTCATATGGCCCTGGCTAATAACTCTGTAGCCTACACAGAGAAGCCTGACGCTATGTCATTCCTGCGTGAGTGGACATCACTAGCCGAAAGCGGATCTGGTGAGCGTGGTATCTTTAATCGCCAAGCTGCCACTAAGCAAGCTGCTAAGAATGGACGCCGTGACCCTAACCGTGAATGGGGGACCAACCCTTGTTCAGAAATAATTTTAGCAGGGCCAAAACTTGATAAAAATGGAAACCCTATTGCTGGCACAGGTGGTCAGTTTTGTAACCTTTCGGAGGTAGTAATTCGTGCTACAGATAATAAAAAAGATCTTCTTCGGAAAGTCCGCCTCGCAACAATACTGGGAACAATTCAATCTACCTTTACCAAGTTCCCCTACCTGCGAAAAGTGTGGGCTAGAAATACAGCCGAAGAGCGCTTGTTGGGCGTGTCACTCACAGGGATAATGGACAACACCCTGACGAATGGCAAAGAGGGTGACCTGAACGCATTACTTGAAGAACTAAAACAATGCGCAATAGATACCAACAAGGAATGGGCTGATAGATTAGGTATTGAAGTGTCGGCTGCTATAACTTGCGTCAAACCAAGTGGTACAGTTTCACAGCTTACAAATTCAGCTTCTGGAATACACGCTCGTCACAGCCCCTACTACATCCGTACTGTTCGTGGTGACAACAAAGACCCGCTTACGCAGTTCATGAAGGACCAAGGTGTCCCTAATGAGCCAGAGGCCTTTAAGCCTGATCAAACCACCGTGTTTAGCTTCCCTGTTAAAGCTCCAGAAGGATGCGTGGTGACTTCAGATATGTCTGCAATTGACCAGTTAAAAATGTGGCTGGCGTATCAACGATCATGGGCCGAACATAAGCCTAGTGTAACTATCAACGTAAAAAGTTCTGAATGGATGGCTGTGGGCGCATTTGTCTACGAGAATTTCGATGAAATGTCGGGTGTCTCATTCCTGCCATTCGCAGAGCATACCTACCAGCAAGCTCCCTATCAGGACTGTGGAAAATCAGACTACGAAGCCATGCTATCTATCATGCCTGAAAGTATCGATTGGACCAAGCTTGCAGCTTATGAAGCAGAGGATAACACCTCTGGTAGTCAAACAATGGCCTGCTCAGGTGACTCATGCGAAATCGTAGATCTGACCGCCTAAGAGTACAGCCGTTTGAGGAAGGCTACCAAGCCTTCTTCGACGGGCGGCTGACCTGCAACTACAGAACCGCTTCCACTTTCTACAAAGAGTGGTTGCGGGGCTTTAACGCCGCATACTTTGAAAACAGGAGTTGTCATGTACAAAGAGTTTCAAAAGGATGACTTTGAAAAGTTTGATGAAGTTGCCCGCACAAAAGCTAAAGCCTTTTGGATCTCGCAAGGGTATTCTTGTGAGGATAACCCTGACGAATACGCTGTAGATCTTATCTGTTCTAAAGATGATACGAAGTTCTACTGTGAGGTTGAGGTTAAGCGCCCTTGGCACGGTGTGGCATTTAAATTCGACAGCTTGCACATACCTTTGCGCAAGAAAAAGTTCTTAGACAAACCTACGCAGTTTATGGTCTTCAATAACAGCCTTACTCATGCCGCTGTTGTAAGCCGTAAGACAATTCTCGCATCACCTACCGTCGAAGTTTCTAATGTTAAGATTAGGCATGGAGAACGGTTCTTCAACATCCCAAAAGATAAAATAATCTTTGTCGCAACTATATAGGAGTATACTATGACAGAAGCAGTAGAAAAAGCGTTTGAAGACGCACAAAGCAACCCACTAGAGGCTGTAATGATCCTGGGTCTTACTGAGAATGGCGGGTTAACTATTAATTCCAGCCTAAACAACATTGCAGCAATGCACTGGATGCTGAACAAGTCTATCTTTGACATTAACGTATACCAAAATAACTCCAAACCTGAAGAACAGGCTGAAGAGCAAAAAAAGGAATAAAAAAGCCCCCAGGCCATTGACCCAGAGGCTGCATTTCTTATATAATAAACATGAGAAGGCGGTTTGGTCACTGCCCTTTCAAGTTTAGTGAGAAGCCCCCTAGTTCTGCTAGGGGGTTTTCTTTATTGTGGGAGAAGGTTTAGCATTTGACTTTCGATATTCTTCTTACCTTGTTGCACCGCACCTTCAACTGTTGCTGCAGTTTCAATTAAGGACATCATAAAGTCCTGCTCAGAGCTTTCGTCTTCTTCACTGTATATACCTGACCTAATTGCCCAAGCGTATAGTAAATCCATCTGTTCCTGAGACATACCTTTGTCAGGGTCTGGTATTACCTTTCTAGCAATCTCCAAAAACTCGTCAGCATTAGACAGTAGGGTTTCGCCTAGACGCACAGAAGCTGCAGGATTTATTTTGTCATTAATAAAACCTGTAGCACTGGCCCGAACCCTAGCACCTAGTCTGCTCAAGGCACCAAATGTCAGAGTAACCAGTTTGTTTGCGGCTGCTATAGCCTCAGTCTTATCCGCAGTAATAGAGTTACCTGCACCTGACGTTGCTTTTCTAGTACCCACCTGAATACCCATCAAGTCTAGATATGTCTCAAACGCTTCTGCAATTTCAGGTTGATCTTTGTATACCAGGCGGGCTTTGTCTAAAAAGTTAGTAACTCCACCAAGTTCTTGCTCAATCTTAGCAGCGCTAACACCTCGTTGATCTGGCATCTCCCGTGTTGCTATCAGGAACCGCTCTCTAAAGAAGTTACTAAACGAAGCTTCTATACCTTTTTGAGTGGCCTCACGACGTGCAGGATCTGCAATAGCATCGACTTGATTTAATATGTCTACAAGCTGTCCTGCAGGCTTTCCATCAACCTGTCCCAAAGACTGCTTGTCTGCAAACAGATTGTCTAAAACAGCTTGCGTATTAGGCAGCGCCTGTCCTGTAGAACCTGCAAAGAAACGATTAAGCGCACTAGTCTGCAACTGTTCTTCGGCTGCTGTTAGTTTAGCTTTTGCAGTATCTATCCTAGCAGCAAGCTCTGGAGAAATATTCTGCATCCGTGTCATTGTGCGCAGGAAAGACCTGATTTGATCGGCTGCAGGCTTTGTAGCAGGATTTCCGTCTAAAAGACTTGCCCGCTCCATTAGCTTCTGACGCACTCCAGCAAAGTCTACTTCATTAAGCGCTTTACCTGCCTGTGTATCCAAAGCAACCACAGCATCTGCAATAACGTAATCTACAACATCGGCTACACTGCCACCTGCGTCGGGTAGCATTAAGGTATCAAGCATGTTGCTACCCTGAAGGCGGTTAGCATCTGTAAGTGCGCCCTCCACTTGCTGGCGTGTAGCGTCCAGTGGACCTGGTAAGTCTAAGCGACCTGCAGAAGAGTTATTTACACGATCAAGTTCCTGTAGAACCCCACCGTCTCGCCAGTATTGTGAGAACTCATTCTTGTAGTAATCCATGGCCTCTGCTGCAGAAGCAATCTTGCGGATCTGTCCTGTTTCATTCAGGTACTCAATCGCATCATCATCAATTAGACGTTTTATTTCCAAGAGATTTTGTAATGCCGAAGTTGCCTCAAAACTACCATCCCGTTCAAGTCGGGATAATGTGTCTACAAGGTTTGGTCTTACGCTAGTGTACAAGTCTTGGAATGTAACATTGTTACTCAAAAACTTAATAGCGTCAGCTTCATCCATCTCGCTAACAACGGCAAGTAAATCACCAAGCTGACTGTTTCCTGGTTTCTTAGGATTGCCTGCGTCTAAGAATGATTTGTTAAGTACAGAAAGTCTTTCGTATAGGATTTCCCCAAACTGCTGACCTTCTGCATTACGAAGATTTAGACGACCACCTTTGATTTTACCAAACAGTTCGTCCTTTTTCTGCGTCATTACTGTATTAGCTTGGCGCAATTTATTAACAATGCTGTCCATACTTGCGTTTTTATCAAGTACGATAGACACACCATCTAAATCGTTTAGCTGCTCAATCTTGCTGCCAAAGAAAGGATCATTATCAACTTCTTCTGCAATACGTGCGCTAAAGTTTGTGGCCTCTGCTTCCGCTGCAGCAACACCTTTCTGAGCGTCAATGATTGGTGCGTTAGCTTCTTCTCGCAGGATATCCCCTGTCTGGTTTACCGCATCACTACCGCCACGGGCTTCCACCATTTCCCCTGTTTCATCAACAAGAGATTGGGACGGACGACCCTGTACAGTAGCAAGCTCACCTGTAGTGTTCTTGTTGCCGATAACACCTTGTTCTATTGTGCGGGCTGCTGAAATAATACGACGTGCGGTTTCAGTATCATTGTTTTTAACTGCCCGTTGTACCGCTGCTAGAGTGCTGAGACCAATCTCAACCTGTTTACCATCGACCTCCATAATAACATCTTTGTTATCTGAGATGTACTGGAGCAACTCTCTTTTAATCTGGTTAACTCGTTGCGCAGAAGCACCAGGCTCTGCCGCAACCGCAAGCTGGTCTAATACGTTATTAACGAAAGCTTCCTGCCGTGAATTTTTACTAAGTACACCTGTAATAGTACCCGCACCAGAAAACAGATACACAACTTTTGTAGCTGCTACGGCGGATTCAACGCCAGTTTGCAGAACTCGTGCGCCAAACAATGCATCCGCTAGGATGTTAGCCTTTTTAGCCATTATCTGTTTGTACTGCGGATCTTCTGGGTCTACCGTAATGCCTTGCGACAACGGCAACATGGCGTTTTCACCTATAAACAAAGTTTCAATGTCAGGATTTAACGCCGCAGCCATGCCTGCTTCAGTACTAAGTATCTTGGTAGTGGATGCTACTTTAGGCGCATACCGCATAAGATATTGAGAGGCTTCTGCAGCGTTGCTCACACCGCCTAGTTTGGCAGAAATACGGCTCAATCCCCGCTCTAACCAATTGCCTACCTTTGTACCTGCAGAACCCCCTACAATAAGTTGGGAGCCTTCTAAAGCCACACTATCAAGAAGACTGTTTGAGTCCATTGGAGGCGAAGGGAATACATCATCAACAAATCCGACGGTGTCAGATGTCATGTCGATATCACCGATATCCATGCCTGTGATTTCTTCCGTGGCATCTATCGCAGAGTTAGCAATATCGTTGCCTAAAGCATTTAGATAATCATTCCCCGCTGCCAATACCTGCACAAGGCCCTTAGCGCCCTGGATAATACCATCATCAATATTGTCCGTGAAATCTAAGCCAGGATCAGTAAAGGGTAGAATGTCGGGAATAGGGATGGCCTTCCCTTTATAGGTAGGCTGTCCTAATGCGCTTGTCTCACCTACAGCAACGTAGGACTCATATAGACGCATTGCGGCTTCACGACCTTCTGGAGTTGCAGCAAAGCTATCGTACATGCTTCTAGACAACTCAGGAAGCTCTGCAGTGTCCGTAAACACACCTGTCATTTTAGCTTGTGCAATTTGTTCCGCAGTAGCGTTACCAGGAACTAAAACTTCCACACCACTTTCATCCGTAATCATCTGATAGTCAGAGGGGGCTACTTGTTGGCGTCCATCAGAATATGTAAATATTTTGTCCGCTGCAGTGCCACGAACTCTTTCTGTTGGCTTTTCTCCGAACCCAAATTGATACCAAGGCCTATCTGTCTCTACCTGAAAATCCGTAGGGAAGAACTCTGGGTATAAACCTTTAAGCCTATCAAACTCAGCGGAAGCTTCCTCATTGATATCCAATATCCCTGGTATCATGCTTACAGGATTGTCATTAACTACTTCACCTGTAAACGGATCTACACCCATCATTTTGATCATGGCTTGTCGATCTGCAGCTTCTTGCTGTACTGCAGGATCAATAGTTTCTGGCTCTGCAGCAACGACAGGCTCAGGAGCCGCAGCACTAGGCTGTGAACCATTTAACTCTTCTAATGTAAATCCTGTGCTAACAGCAGGCTCAGGCTCTTTAGTTACTGTAGGCTCTACAACAACATCTTCCTGATTTTCCTCTTCCTCAGTAGAGACGCCCAGTTCTTCTAGTGTAAAACCTGCCATTTTATTCTCCAATCACGGGTTCGTATGTTCCGTCTGCGCTACGTTGGAAATCTACAGGTTTTCCTATCGAGTTTTTAAGCCTTGGATCTTTATCTGCCATAGCCTGCGTAATTATCACACCAGGTACAATTTCTGGTACTTCTGGTGGCGTAGGCTTAACGACGGGTGCTACAGGTTGTGCAGTCATCGTATTGGAAAAAGCTGTCGTAAGCGTTGGCTCATTACGAGTTTTTACAAACTCAGTGAAGTTTAGCGGTGTCGCCGTTGGATAGAACCCGTACTGGTTTTTAAATCCTGCAAAGTTTGGATTTGTATTAAGTGTGGCTACAACCCTATCATCATAGTTTTGTACTTTAGACCGCATGTAATCCCGCAGGTTTTGCTCAAAGGCTTTAACGCTGCCCTGAGTTTCTAGCATCTGCGTCAGACGCTCAAAGTCTTTGTTGGACATTGCATTGCCAGACTGACCTTCGATGCGACCTGCTCTGAATGCTAGGATGATCATAGTTGCTTCAAACCTAGCTGTATCATCCGCAAGATTTTGTACGTCTTGTGATACGATAGCATCTAGGAAGCTTTGATCACGGCCCTTTGCCTTCATAGCTTCTACTAACTGGTCTTCTGTAATGTATGTTTCGGGATCACCGTTATCTGCGTTTTTACCTTGCATAGCAGATCCTTTAAACAGGTTTTCTGCTACGGTTAGTACACTTTCCGTGCCACGAATTGAGCTTGTAATAAACTGTGCAAAATCGCCACCTGCGTTACGCACCATTTCGTTATTAGTGGCAATAGATATGGCAAGTTCAGAGTTACGTAGAGCCTCTGCAAGGTTAGCATTTTGTGTTGCTAGTTCCATGCTGTATTTCTGAACTTCAGTACGGGCAGTTTTAAATGCATCTAGCTGAACTTCAGACATCAAGGACACAGTACCTTTGCCTTGCAAATCTGGTTCTACAGGAGTTAGGCCACCTTCACTATCCCGTCGTGCTAGGATGTAATCTTTAGTTCCATCCTGTAGCGTAATAACCGCATCAATAACTGCCGCTGTATCGAAGCCTGCAGCGATTAAGTCTGACTTAGTTTTTAGCTTAACCTGATTATCTAGAAGGTTATTAAGTTGTGTTATGACGCTTTCAGGCGCATTCTCTGAACTTGCTAGTTCTAGCGCTGTCTGTGCTTCTGCTACACTATTCACGTTTTCTGCATAACTTCTGAAGCTCTTAGAAGTCTCTTCCAATTTCTTAGCTTTTGCGTCGGCAAACTCTCTGATCAGATCTCTATTAATTGGACTAATATTACTGTCTGTTTGCATAACCCGTAGGACTTCAACACTTAGATTATCCAGAGATGCTGTATTAAATTTTGCTGCGGTTCTAGCATATTCAATTCTTTCTGCAGTCCTCCTAATTTCTGAGTCATACGCTAGTGAGTTATTTGCTATACCTATGAGTTTATCATTGGTCATACCTGACAAACTTCTATAGAACTCTGTTTCTTTCTCTTTGATAACTGTTTCTAGAGAAGCCAGCATATCTGGAGAAGTACCCGCACCTGCCTGCATACCTTTAAGTACTGCTAATGGTAGGCCATTCATTTCTTCAACAGTCATGATGCCTCTA